AGCAATGAGACGCAGTAAATTTTGGACAGCATTTTGGAAAGAAATTGCATACAATAGATTACAAGATATTAAATGGAGACTAGGTAAGGGTAAATTTACTTTAAGAGGAAGATTATATAGCTTAGTGTTTGAACCATTTTGTTATATATCAGGATACTTTAAACCAAACGCAACATACAAAGAATTATATAAAGGAGAACACTAATGGTAATGATGAACCCAGGGGCTGGTATGATGGCTCCACCACCAGATGCGGAGGCACAACCTATTGAGGCACAACCTCAAGGAGGAGAACAACCTACAGGTGGACTAAATATTAGTGCACAAGATTTTCAAATGGCTATTGAGCAATTAGATGATCAGGATATAGCAGCTTTAGATTCACATTTAACTCCTGCTATAAAAGACGCTATGGGACGATTATTAGGACCAGAAGTAATGCCAATATTAGAACCACTTGGTCCTAATGAACCTACAATTAATGTGCCTGTATCTGTAATAGCAACTGCATACCCAGCACAAGATATTCAAGGTTCAATTGAAATGATGCAACAAGATATGGCATCAAAAAAACAGCAAAATATTCCTGCTCCACCACAAGGTGGATTAGGCGGAGAACCAGTAGGTGATCCACAAACTAACGTGCCACCTTCTATACCAATGATGGCTTAGAAGCACACGAGGGCTACCCTTCCCATAAGGCACCCAACTCAACTAAGGAGGATAATATGGTTGAAGAAAAACAAGAAGATGTAGTAGAAGCTACTGAAGAAGAACAAACTGAAGTAGTAGAAGCTGCACCTGAACAGGAACAAGTAGAAGAAATACTTGATCCGCAACCTTATCAGAATAAGTATAGACGAGATCTCGATGATAAGGATACTGATACAGCTACCGAACAACAGGACACCAAAGAGGCCACTCCTGAAAAGGCTTTTAAGAAACGATACGATGATCTTAAACGCCATTACGACAAAACTTTAAGCAAGCATAAAAACGAAGTTACTGGTTTAAAAACTCAAATTGAACAGAGTACTAATAAGATGCTTCCACCTAAAGATCCAAAAGAACTTGCAGCGTGGAGACAAAAGTATCCAGATGTATACGATGTTATACAGTCTGTTGCTTTAAATCAAGCAGATGAACGTGCTAAACAACTTGAGGATAAGTATCAATTTTTGCAAGATCAGCAATCACAAGTTGCTAAAGAAAAAGCTGAAGTTGAACTTATGAAACGCCATTCGGATTTTGCAGAGATTCGTGCTACTGATGAATTTCATACATGGGTAGCATTACAAGATCCTACAATTCAAGGATGGTTATATGATAATCCTGATAATGCTGATTTAGCTGCGAGAGCTATAGATCTTTATAAAATGGATAAAGGTATTACTTCTAAAAAGAGTAAAACTAAATCCGAAGATGTGAAGAAGGAAGCCGCAAAAGCAGTTACATCAACTAAAAAGGGAAATCAAATAAGCGTAACGGAAAAGAAAATTTGGAGTGTGAGTGAAATCGAAAAGATGAAACCTTGGGAATTTGACAAGCATGAAAAAGAAATTATGTCAGCTCGAAGAGAAGGTCGTATAAAAAAATAACTTTAACTTTAACGCTATAAAGGAGAATAATTATGGCAGTATCAAGATCGGCAGGTTATAACAACTTGCCTAATGATAATTTTATACCTGCAATTTATAGTCAGAAAGTTCAAAAGTTTTTCCGTACGGCTTCGGTTGTTGAAGATATTACAAACACCGACTATGCTGGAGAAATTGAGAACTTTGGTGACACGGTAAAAATTATCAAAGAACCTACAGTTGCTGTTGCTAGTTACACTCGTGGCTCCGCTATCAATACACAAGAGCTTGCAGATGACCAAATTACTTTGGTTGTTGACCAAGCAAATGCTTTTGCATTTAAAGTGGATGATATCGAAGAAAGACATTCTCATGTTAATTTTGAGGCTGTTGCATCATCATCTGGTGCATATGCTCTTAAAAATGCATATGATACAAATGTCATCGCTGCGATGGTTTCTGGTGCAGGAACTACAGTTGGATCCGATGGAAGTGGACAAGATGTTGGAACGTACGCAGAAGGTACGTCTCTGGCTGGTTCACCAGAAGTTGATCCGATTAATATAATCGCTAACCATGCTAAAAGACTAAATGCTAGTGATGTTCCAGAAGAAAATAGATGGTTCTTAGCAGACCCTACTTTCTACGAACAACTAGGCAGAGCAAACAGTAAGTTAATGGCAGATACAACTGGAAGTGCTTCACCACTAAGAAATGGTAAAGTATACAATGGAAAAATCCATAACTTCGATATGTATATGACTAATAACTTTGCTTCATCAAGTACATCTAACTATTACAAAGTACTTTCTGGTCACATGTCTTCAACTGCAACTGCAAATCATATTGCAAAAATTGAAGTTGTAAGAGACCCAGAATCCTTTGCTGATGTTGTTAGAGGCTTGCATGTCTTTGGCAGAAAAGTTCTAAGATCAGACGGTCTGATTGCAGAACATGTTTTAATTGATTAAGGAGAATAATTATGGCTACATATAATGTGACAGGACCTGGCGGAACAGCTGGGCACCCATCAAAGTTGAGTGCTGGAATTAGGACTCCTTATTTGGTGGAAAATACAATCGATGTATCAGCAGTTAATAGTGATGCAGGATCAGCGAACGGTGACGTTCTTCAAGTGATGGACATCCCTGCTGAAACACTAATCATGGAAGCTGGAATTGAAGTGCTAACAGCACTTTCAAGTTCAGTAACTATGGATTTAGGTATCACTGGTGGTGACGTTGACACATATGTTGACGGTGACACTAACGCAACAGGATACGGTACTCTGACAGCTACAGCAAGAACTATACTTGCTAGTGCAGATACTTTAGATATCCTAACTGGTGGTGCAGCATCTTCTGCTGGTAAAATCAGAGTCTGGGCAATCCTATGTGATGTCTCAGGTGTTGATGAAACAGACAGAAATACGTCTACACAGCACGATACAGCAGTGTAATACAACTAATTAGAAGGGGGCTTTTATAGCTCCCTTCTTTTACAAAGGAATTTTATGGCTACTTATGATTTAAGAAATAAAACAAACGCATCATCAGGACAACAAATAGTTAATGAAAATGGAATAAGATCAGCATTTAATCCTAAAACAGCAAGGCCTGGACAGGCAGCAAGTCTAGATGCATTAAATGATTTAACACAAAAAGTGTTTGATCAAGACGAAAAACTAAATAAGATATTAAAATTATTAGAAAGTAAATAATGAATTACTTACAACTCACAAATGCGGTATTAGCAGAATTAAATGAAGTACAACTTACTTCATCCACTTTTAGTAGTAGTAGTGGGATACAATCAACAACTAAAGATGTTATTAATAAAGCATTGAGGGATGTATATTCAGCAGAAATGGAATGGCCTTGGTTGCATAGTGATAAAACACAAGTTACATACGCAGGGCAAAAAGAGTACTCATTACCAACTGATTATAGGTCAGTTGATTATGGGTCTTTTTATTTAGAGCCTACAGAATTAGTGAGTAATTCTTTATTTACAAGTAACATAACTGGATGGACAACTTCATCAGGATCACCAGCATATAACTCTGGTGGAAATGGTAGAATGAGACTTAATGCAGCTGCAGCGTATGCTTCATTATCTACTGTAAAAAATACTGAATACAGAGTACAAGTAAGGGTAATGGACAGTTCATCTGGTGGTTCTAGTTTAAAGGTACAAGTAGGAACTGCTGCTGCAGGAACACAGAATTTAAGTACTACATTAACTGTTTCAAATTATGGTGATGGAAATATATTAGATACAACATTTACTGCAACTGCATCTACAACATATCTAACATTAGATAATGATGATTCAAATAACTTAGATGTTGATTTTGCAAAAGTATCTGAGAATATTACACCAAAGAAACTAGTATATATTACTTATGATGATTATAGAAGAAGATTTTTAACTACTGCAACTACCAATAATAGTGATCATTATGGTGCACCTGATTATGTGTACAGAACACAAGATGGATACTTTGGGTTACACCCAATACCTGATTCAGATAAGTACACTATAAACTATGAATACTGGAAAACACATTCTGATCTATCAGCGTATGATGATAGCCCAGATATTCCAGCAAGATTTCATGATGCAGTAGTTGCTAAAGCAAAATATTATATATACGGATTACGTTCTGATCCACAGTTTGCCCAGTTTGCAGATAAAGATTATAGAGAATGTATTAAGAGAATGCGAATTGAATTAATAAATGCACCTACTGAAATGTTAGACACTAGAGTAAATTTAGGAAGAGCAAGAGTAGGAGCAATTAGTGGCTGATACTTCACAGATATCTCCATTTGTATTTGGTTGTGGTGGAGGACTTGTATTAAATAAAGATTCCTTTTCTTATGATCCAGGTGAGTGTAAAGTATTAAAAAACTTTGAACCAGACGTAAAAGGTGGTTATAAAAAGATTTTAGGGACTACAAAGTTTAATAGTAATATTGTCCCACAAGTATCTTCATCAAGTGAGAGAGTTGTAATGTCAGCTATCTTTAATGGATTAGTTCTAGGAGCAAGAGGTGGAAGTATACATAGAGCATCTAGTGGATCAGGAAGTTGGACATCTACTATTACAAGTCTAGGGACACCAAGTAGTAATTATACTTTTAGAAAATTTAATTTTGATGGTACTGATAAAATAGTTATTGCGACAGGAACATCATACCCACAAATACTGAATACATCCTATAGCACAACAGTTGTAAATGCAGCAGGAAGTTCTACCTCATTCTCAATGGTAGAAATATTTAAGAGTCATATCTTTTTTGCTGGAGCATCAGGAGCAGAACAACAAATAAGTTTTATGGGCCCTGCTCAAACAAATGATTTTCAATCGGGCAATGGTGGTGGAACAATTAAAGTAGATACTAAAATTAAAGCATTAAAAGTATTTAGGGATGCTTTATTTATTTTTGGTGAAGACATGATCTTTAAACTTACTGGAAGTACTTCAAGTGATTTTGCAATAGTGCCAGTAACAAGAAAGATTGGTTGTGTTGATGGCGGATCAGTGCAAGAACTTGGCGGAGATATTATATACTTAGCACCAGACGGATTAAGAACTATCGCAGGTACAGAAAGAATTGGTGACGTAGAGTTAGGTACTGTATCTAAACAGATACAACAAAGAATTGATGATATTGGAACTAATAACATTTCATCTTTAGTTATTAGAAAAAAATCA